CTTTCTCCTTTTCAGCTAATTGTTGCTTTAAAGCTTCAAATTCAGCTAAAGGAACAGTAGGAATTTCAGGTGCAGCAAGTGGTGTAGGAGTTTCAGGTGTAGCCACGGGCTGTTCTTCAGAAGTCACGGACTCCTGCTGAATAACTCTTTCTTCGATCATAATTACTCAGTTACAGGTGTTTTTGGTGTCTCAACTGTCTCTTCTTTGACGACAGTCTTCTTTTTTGCTGGTTTAGGTGGACAAGCAGGAGGATTTAAGTCCTCAAACCTCATTTTTTCGATTGGCATAGTAAATAAATGCTCTTCACTACCATTGTAGTGTATTAATTAACTTCAGTCTCGGATGCAGAGGGGAGAACTTCACCTTGTACTAATATCTCCCTAAATTCTTCTCTATCTATTACTTTTTGATCAAATAATGATGTTAAAGCTGTTATGTCTTGGCCGATTAATCTATCAATATCAAAGTCACGACTAATTTTAACTTCAGGTGGTTCAATTCCTAAATAATTAGCAGATAAAGTAAACACTTTTTGTAACTTCTGTTCTAGCTCAAGAGAAACCATCGAAAGCATTGAATTTGTATCGACACGATCTAATCGTCTTGCATCTGCTGATTCTGCTACGAATTTCTGCTGAGATAACGTACTAATTCCTAAAGTTGCCATCTGAAGCTGTAATTCTTGTATCTCATTAGTCTGAGCTTCAAATGCACTACTTGCTGGCTCGACATAATACACTTTATTTCCAGGTTGAGTCGCCATCGCATAGTTAACACTAATACTCATATCCTTTGTTTGATCATCCCAACCTTCTAAGACCAACATTGGCTGAGATGCAACATGCAAACTATGAATTAAGTCAGCTTGACGCTGAAAATGTGCCAAATTTAAATAAGCAATATCCAACAAAGGTGGTTTACTCGTCAAAGTATCAGTCTTACCCGAATAAACACTAACTAAAGGCACCTCACCTAAAGAAAACTCCCCAGAATCCACTAATTCATAGTCTTTTTCATTCTCTGGGCCATCAAAATTACCTGCATA